CATTTCGTTGATACACACCAAAATTTTGAGTTTTTTCCTAAAATATTAGGGTTTATCAGAGCGGGCAGGGTGAAGGGTTTTGGAATTTTTGTTGGGTTTGGGAAAGTTTGTTTTAACAGGGGCGATTACAGAGCATCTTGGTGATTTTTATCATGTCATCATATGACTTTGTGAATTTTTGAGAATATAGTACAATAACAGTAAGTGAGTTTGAAAGACAGCCACATTGCCAGTTTTGGCGATGTGGCTTTTTTATTTGGGTCAGGCATGGAAGCGAAGAAAAGAAGCAAACTGGAAGAATTCGAAAAGCTGTTTGTGAACGCGGACGAAAACAAGACTGCTGCGCTTACCGGCTTGATAGAAGAGGCTTTTGACTGCAAGGCTGAAATTCTCGAATTGAAAAGGGATATTCAGGATTTGAAAGAACAAGGTGCAAAGTTTCGCGTTATCGAAAGACGGGAGCGGCTGCTCAACCAGAAGCGCGCTTCCTATACCAATATGATGGCAAAGCTATGCCGCGAACTGTGTGCTGTACAAAATGCCACACTTGATGATGAAGGGTTGGAGGATTACCTATAATGCCGAGAATCGAGATCAAAACCATTTTCGGAACCGCCGAGACAGTCGAAAGAGCTGTTGAGGAAGAAAAAGCCGAAAAGAAGACCACGCGGAAAAAGGCTGAAAAGAAACAGGAACAGCAAGAAGACTAATGTCTTATTTTGCAGAGTATCTCAGCGCGATCCGAAACGGTGAATACACTGTCGGGCGTGAGCTGATGACGGAGCTTGAAAAGCTTGAAGCCGACCTGAAGGATCCGCAGTACCGGTACGACACGGCGGATTCAGACAAGCGGATCAAGTTTATTGAACGGGAATGCAAGCATTATGAAGCACCATGGGCAGGGAAGCCTTTTCTGCTCCTGCTGTGGGAAAAAGCAGTCATTGAACTGCTTTACAGCTTTTTGATCTTTGACAATGATATAGGCAGATGGGTCAGACGCTTCAAGGAGATGACGCTCCTTGTTGCCCGTAAAAACGGGAAGACGCCGCTCATCGGGTCGATTGTTCTCTCGGAGTTTTACTGCGGGGAAATCGGGACGAAGGTGATGTGCTCTTCCAACGACTATGAGCAGGCTTCTCTGATGTTCGACGGGATCAATGCCATGCGCGAGGAATCGCCCAGGCTTGATAGAACTTCCCGGAAGAACATCAAAGGGATCTTTATGGGCAACCCGCGCCAAAAGAATGCCCGCGGAAAGTTTTCCTACCAAAATAAGGGGACGATCCGTAAAATGAGCAGTAAAGGCGGCGCAAAGGAAGGACGTAACCTGAAAGTCGTTGTGGCGGATGAGGTCCATGAGATGCAGGACAACCGGCTTATCGAACCGCTGCGTCAGGCAATCTCGACTCAGGACGAGCCGCTGTTCATCGAGATCACGACCGAGGGCTTTATTCAGGATGGTTATCTTGACGGCAGGCTTCAGCTTGCGCGGAAGGTCCTGAACGGGGAAGCGGTAAACAACCGATGGTTGATCCTGCTCTATACACAAGACAGCGAAGAGGAAGTCTGGCAGGATGAAGAATCATGGCGGAAATCGAATCCTTCGCTTGGTCCGGTAAAGAAATACGCTTATCTGCGCGAACGTCTTGAGGAAGCACGGCAACAGCCGTCGACCAGGGCATTCACGCTGGCCAAGGACTTTAACATCAAACAGAATGCCTCGGTGGCATGGCTCAGTTTTGAGCAGATTCGCGATGAAGGCACCTTCAGCATGACTGAATTTTTTGGGCTCCCGTTCATCGGCGGGTGCGACTTCGCGGAGACGACAGATCTGTGTGCGGCGGTGATCCTGCTCAAAAGGCCTGAGGACGATAAGACTTATCTTTATCCGCATTACTGGATACCGGAAACCAAAGCGGACATCCAGCTTGCAGACGGAGACAATGCCCTGAATCCGGAAAAGAAGGATTATCGGGAATGGGCTCGGATGGGATATGTGACTATCTGTCAGGGATCGGAAGTTCTGGTCTCGGATGTGGCGGAATGGTTTTATGAGCTGTATCGCCTTTACCACATCTATCCGTTCAGGGTCGGATACGATAACCGCTTTGCGCTGGAATTCCGGCGGCGGTTCGAGGATCTTATCGGGACAGGTGTGGCGGAACAGGTGCTGCAGACGACCGTCAGTCTTTCGGAACCGATGCGGGCTATGGAAGCAGAGCTGACGAACCACCGCATCTGCTATAACCAGAATCCGGTTTTCCGCTGGAATCTTGAAAACATCAGCGTGGAAACCGACAAGAACGGGTATATCAAACCCAAGAAGAATTTCGGAAATCCGCGAAACCGCATCGACGGTGGAGCGGCCGCACTGAACTGCTATGCAATGCTTCAACGGAACAGGGCGGAATTTATGGAAACAGTAAATGTAATGGCGCAAAGCCGAAAACCGGAAGGAGCTGCCGCGTAATGGGTCTGGCACAATGGTTTCAAAAATTACTGGGCAACCGAAGTAAGGAAGACAGTACTCAGAACTGGATCCTGTCTCCTTACGTTTTTACCGGTTCCGGCTATAAAGTTGATAAGGATGGCTGGGTATATCCGGCGGAAAACATCTATGAATCCGACGCGATCAACAACCCGATCGACAGGATCGCTACAGAAGTCTCCAAAGCGAGAGTCAGATCCATCGTCGAGAAGGAAGGGGAGGTCAAGTTTCAGGATGACGATATATCACGGCTGTTCGCCTATCATCCGAATCCGCTGCAGACCACCAGCGACTTCCTGAATGCTCTGGTCTGGATGCGTGCCAAATACGCCAATGTCTTTGTGTACCCACAATTCACATGGATCACCGATAAGCTTGGCCAGAAGCACAAACGCTTTGAGGCCTTCTGGATTTTGAAGCCGATCGAATTTGAAGTAGGCACCGATGAATCCGGAAATGTCTGGCAGATCAAATTCATCCTGACGACCGGAGAGGAATATATTCTGAATTATTCCGACGTCATTCATCTGAAATGGCGCAGGGGAACGAATTTGTTCCGCGGCGGCGGGAATGACTTCGGATATCCTGAGACAAACGACGTCACGAAATCGGTAAACGTTTTGAACTCTACCATCGAAGGCTTGCCGAAAGCGATCACATCTTCACTTCAGGTCAAAGGCGTGTACAATGTCAAATCGCTTCTGGAACGCGCGCGGATGGACGAACAGCGGGATAACTTCGAAAAGCACATCCTTGATTCGAACATGGGCATGATCGTGACCGACCTGGGCGGGGAATTCACGCCGGTGAACATGCAGAGTCCGACCATCCCGGAAGGGCTGACGAAATTCATGAAGGAATCCGTTACACAGCGGTTCGGCGTGTCTGAAGAGATCCTGAACGGGGATTATACGGCGGATCAGTACGATGCGTTCTATAAGTTATGCGTTGATCCTTTCATGAACGAATTCGAACAGGAAATGACCGAGAAATGCTTTACGAAACGGGAAAAGGAGATCGGTCACAAGATCCGCGGCTACTACAATACGCTGCGCTATATGTCTGTTGATCAGAAACAGGAAATGACGAAGATCGCATTCAATACAGCGCTTATGGATATCAACGGCGTACTTGACATGTTCGGGCTTGATCCGATCGAAGGCGGAGACCGCAGACTGCAGTCGCTGAACTACGTCAACGCACAGAACATTGACCAGTATCAGGCGGACAGAATAAAAGGCAACTCGGCTGAGCCGAAGGACACCACAGCCATGAGCACAGGGGAAGGCGGAAAGAATGAAAATTGAGAAAGACCGAATCGAAAGACGGACGATGAAAGTCTCTGCTCCGGAAGGAACAGAAGAAGTCAGGGCGGAAGGAATCGAACCGACAGCCGACAAGATGATCGTTGAAGGATACGCTGTGCTTTTTGATCAGCCGCAGACATACAACTGGGGCAAACAGACATACACCGAAATTATCAGCCGGAACGCTTTAGCCGGTGCGGATATGAAGCGAGTCGTCATGCGGTACAACCATAACGACACGGTTTTTGCGATGGCACGGGTGAAAAACGGAAGCCTCCAACTGATCGAGGACGAAACCGGACTTATGGTCCGTGCCGACCTGATCGACACGCAGTCAAACCGGGATCTTTACCGGATGATCAAAGACGGCCTCATTGATGAGATGTCATTTGCCTTTACCGTCGCGCCGAGCGGAGACGTCTGGGAATACTCGGACGATTACATGACGGTAAAGAGGACGATCAACAAGATCGAGACGGTATATGACGTTTCAGCGGTTGACAATGGTTTTTATGAAAACACCAGCATTTACGCCAGAGCCTTTGAAGGTGCGGACGCACTGAAAAAGGAAGCTGAGCAGAAGAAGCTGGAGTTGGAGAAGGCGCGGGCCATTGCCCTCGCAAACGCGTAAATAAAAATTACAGCCTTTCTCCCGGTTGATATGGACGTATCGCCGAGACATTGGACGATGCGGAAAAGGCAACAGGAGAAGGAAATGAAGAAGAAACTTCAGGCAATGCTGAGCGCTAAGAATCAGCGCAAAGCAGATCTTGTCAAGAGCATTGAAGGCTCCGAATCCGTTGAGGAAATCAAGCGCTTCTCTGCTGAATTGGATACCGTAAACGGTGAGATCCGCGATCTGGAAGGTATGCTTGCCGACATTCCGGATGAAACGGAAGCGCGCACTGCTGCCGTCACCGCTCCGGAAATCGTGAAAACCCAGGCTGAAGAAGAACGGAAAGCCCCTGCTGAAGTCAAGACCGACGACAGCAAGATCTACCGCTCCTTCGGTGAACAGCTCATGGACATCAAGAAAGCCGCGATGGGCTATGGCGTCACCCCTGCTCTGGAAAAGTCCCAGCGCTCCATTCTGGGTATGAACACCCAGACCGGTGCCGACGGCGGTTACGCCATTCAGGTGGATTTCGCCAACCGCATTTTCGATTCCATCGTGGAACAATCTGAGATTCTGAGCCGCATTGACCGTTATCCGGTCAGCGCAAATGCCAACGAAGTTTTCGTGACGATGGTCAATGAGACCACCACCGAAAATGTTTTCGGTGGCATTCAGGCCTATGTGGTTGAAGAGGGTGCTCAGATTCCGAACACCAAACCGGCGCTGCGCCAGTTCCGCCTTGGTCTGAAAAAGATCGCCGCACTGGCCTATGTCACCGACGAACAGATGCGCGACGCCCAGTTCACCGGTTCCCTGCTGGAACGCGGTTTTGCACTGGCAATTGCCCGCCTTCGCGAGAAGATGGTCATTGACAACGTTGTCGCTAATGCCGGTACCACCGTTATTGCAAAGGAATCCGGTCAGGCTGCCGCTTCCGTTGTCGGGAAGAACTTCTTGAAGATGCGCAACGGCCTGATCTCCACCAGCCGCCGCAATGCGATCTGGACCATGCATCCGGATGTCGCTGCAGAACTGCCGGAAATGTACCTCTCCGGTGCACACACCGACAAGTTCATCTATATGCCGGAAAACGGCATCTCCGTTGCCGGGTATGACCGCCTGTTCGGGCGTGAGATCATCGAAAGCGATTACTGCTCCGCTCTCGGTACCAAGGGTGATATCCTGTACTGGAATCCCTTCGAATACCTTGAAATCTTCAAGGGCGGTGTGGAAGCTGCGACTTCCATCCATGTCGCGTTCGACACGGCTCAGATGGCCTTCCGTGCCATTTCCTATGTCAACGGCATGTGCAAGTACGACAAGGGTATTACCCTTGTGAATTCCGCGACACAGCGCGCTTCTTATGTGACGCTGGCCACCCGCGCCTAAGGAGGATGAACCATGAGCTGCAGAATTGCTGAAGAAATCTCTATCGTCCCGGTCATCGCTCCTGTAGCGCAGACCGCTGCCGGAAACACCACCGGCGCATATATTGCATGCCCGCCTAAGCTTGGTACTATCGACTTTGTGATCCGTTCCGGCGCCCTGGCTGCCGGTAAAAAGCTGACCGTAGAAGTCTATCAGGCAAAAGACAACAGCGGTACCGGCGCCGCTGAACTAACTGCCTACGAAACAGTGTTCACCGCTCCTGAAGGCGGCGCGACGGATAATTCCGTTATCGTGAGCATTGATAATGCCGATGTAACACTCGGCTTCGTGACTGTCAGGTCACCAACGACGCCGCATCCGCGGTGCCGCTGGATGCTTTCGCAATGATCCGCAAGCAGTATCTTGACTGAGTGAGGAATTGAAAAGATGGCCATTCTGAATGATGTAAAACAGGCATTAGGGATTTTTTATTCCGAAACCAATAAAGACGCGGAGATCGAAGGCATTATTGCCGGTGCAAAAGCGTTTTTTATCAACGCGGGATGGCCGTCTGCTGATCTTGCTGATGACGCAGAAAGCGCTCTGGCGAAGCAGGCCATCATCACCTACGCCAAAATGGCAGTGAACACTGATCCGGTCGAAATGAAAATGAACCCCGTGCTTGTCGGAATGATCCTGCAGGCACGGGTGGTTCCAGAGACGGCTGCAGAAGAACCGGAGAACGGCGAATGAAGATCCGCGCCAGATTCACTACCGCAGTAATTTTCTGGGAAAAGGTCTCGACCTACGATCCCGGGAAAGGTCCCACAACAGCCTGGCGGCTTTACATGGAAGGAGAGATGTTTGTTTTTCCGTGTGAGTGGCGGGGAAAATTCGGTTACGGCAAGCGCGGCAACGAGACCTATGACGGGGATGCCGAGGGAGTTGTCGATCGCGCAACGATCCGGATGCCGTATATCCCAGGGCTTTACGACAAGCTGCGCACCTGTACTGTGATCGTCATCAAAGGCGCTGATGCCGATGCTCTGAATGATGGCGTACCTGATCCCGCCAATCCGAATGTCTATGAGGCATACGGCGGGATTGACAACATCTATGAGGAGAACCAGTACATGGAATTCCATGTGCACCGCTACGAGGTGACCGGATGAAAGATGTGCTTGACCTGGTGCAATCGACGCTTGACCGGCTGCTTGCCGGTGAAGGCGTGTACTCTTTCTGGGGACGACGGGCAGACACCGAGAGCAATCCGCAGGCCACTGAGTACGTCATCTATTCTATCGAGGGTGATGACGCGGAAGTCTCCGCTGACGGAATGCTGTATTACCGAATGATGACGGTCTCGCTGCAGTATTACATTAAGTATGCTGTGGCGAGGACCTATCAGGGGCGACATCTGGCAAATGACCGGATGGACGCGATGCGTGAGGTCATGCGGGGTGCCGGATTCGGCTGCTCCGGTGGATGGGCGGAAATCGGTGACGTGGATGATATCGGATTTGCCACATTCCGCAGTGAGTACGATATTCCGCGGCTGATGATCAGAAATCCGGAGTCCGGCGGTTATAACGATGGGAAGTTCAATCTGCTGCCGTTCGACAGAGGGCAAAATGGCTGAGAAATTTACAGATCTGTCTCATCTTGCGCAGGACGTTTCGGAAATGCTCAACATGTACCGGGAAAAAGTACTTGGCGCTGTCGCTGACGGAGTGCAGGAAGGAGCGGAAACCTTTATCAAAGAAGTTAAAAAAGTTTCCCCTCCGAACGACGGTCCGGGTATCGGCGGGCATTATCGAGACATGTGGAAGATCAAACCGATGCGACGGGCAAAGTATGTCCGGTATGTCGGCAACACCAAAAAGGTTAAGGCTCATGCCAAAGATTCAGAACCGTCAATTCCGCTCATCAATATTCTGGAATTCTCGAAGGATCCGAAAAAGTACCGTCCGCATGTCGGAAAAGCTGTGGAAAACAGCAAAGATCAGATATTTGACATTATCAAATCAAAAGTGAAGGAGGCATAAATGCCTAATCGAGTGAACTGGGGGTTAGCCGCCTCCGCATGGGGAAAAATTACCCAGGATGCCCAGGGTAATGACGTTTACGGTCCGCCCGTCAGATTTTTGGGAAACCGTCAGGTCAATTTTGATCCTGCCGGTGACCTGATTAAAGTTTTTGCCGACGGAACAGTGATCTTTGTGGGACGTCAAAATTCCGGTTACACCGGAAGCCTTGAACTGACGAACCTTGACGACGAATTTGCTAAATGGGCGCTATCTGAATCAGTAGACAGCAACAATGTCCAGTACGAAGAAAAAGAACCGGTGGTGAACCGATTTTATCTTTTATTTGAGTGGGTGCAGGACGCAAAGAACACTCGGCATATCATGTACAACATTACCGCGAGCCGTCCTTCCATGTCCGCGATCACAGCC